ATAATTTGCAAAATTTGGTTTTCGTGCAAGATGTGATGCAATCTTGAAAATGCACTCACCAATATATTCTGGTACCCTTGGTCTTTGTTTACCATTTTCTTTTGCTTCAATCACATTCAGTCTGAATGCTTTCATCTGCTCTAAAAATTTTTCGTTATTTACATAATGTGCTTTAGCCATCAATACTCCTTTATCTTGACAAAATCATCTACCATTGTTATAATGGCTGTGTTAGTTTAATGAAGAGTTCTATTGATATTAGATAGCATAGATTCATCTATATCATCAATCTCTATCGATTCATCCTCTTCTTTATTCTTCTTCATGTTTAAATATTTTTGATATGCTTCGTAGTATGAAACTCTGATATCTTGTCCAACAGGACCCATAGATACAATAGTAAATTTATTAAAATGTATAGGACTATCGTAATCTAAAAATACATCCCACTTCATCATGCCAATACTAAATCCATTGCCACCACGTGATGGCATAGGTACAATTTTTAATGGAAAGTTTACAACTATAGTTGAAGAAGATTCTTCAATGACTTCAGCAAGTAAATCGTCTGATGTTGTAAGTTTAATTAATCTGACGTTTTCTAATAACATCTTAGTCCTTTAAATTGATTGTATATATTTTATAATCAAACTTTTCATCATTATAAATTTTCATTCTCTCTTTAAAATGTTGAAGTGTAAAATTACTTTTACTTTTATAACTAATATCATCGGCTATATCATATAATACAGCATTCTCTTTATTCTCACCAAGTCTCAAGCCACGACCAATTGATTGAAGTGTTCTAATTTTACTTTTACTGGGTGATGCAAAAATAATGTTATGTAAATTACGAATATTAATACCAGTAGAAAATGTACCATAAGATGCTACGATAATTGCATTGGTTTGATTTTCTGTTAATTGACGAATGTGTTCTCTATCATCAACGTTTACATCACCATAAACAAAAGAAACTTCTCTATTTTTTACAAAAGATTGGATCATATCAAAAAGAACTTTACCATGCTTTTCAACTAATTGAAATAAAACAAGAGTGTTACCTTTGAGACTTGCTGCAAGATTTCTTATGAACCTGTTTCTTTCATGGTTTGAAACCAAATAATCTATTTCTTCTTGATACTTATAACTTTTGCATTGTCTGGATTTTTCTTCACTGTGTTTCAATATCAACGCTTTAATAGAAAACTTAGCAAGTCTACCAGTATCAATGAGTTCTTTTGTTGTTGTAACTGAAAATTGTTTACCAAATAATCCTTCAAGAACTAACTTATGTGTCTGAGTGCCGTCAAGTGTGCCTGTCAATCCAAAACGATACTTGCATTGTGTCATTTTAGATAACAATGTCGTAAGTGACTTTGCTTTGAACTGGTGTGCTTCGTCGCCAATGACAACCGAAAATTGATTAAACCATTCTTTAGGCAGTGTGTAGATACTTTGCCAAGTGGAGATTACAATTTGTTTGTCTGTTGCTTTATCAGCGCCAGCCATAATTTGATGTATGTATTTATCGCTAGCAATTCCGTAGTCTAACATGTCTTTTGCTAACTGTGCGACAAGAGATATTGTTGGTACGATGATAAGCGTTCTTTCGTTGTACCATCGTGTCAGCAAATAGATAATGAGTGACTTGCCTGATGCTGTCGGTGAAACCAATAACGCTCTTCGCTTTCTCACGCACCTAATAAATGAGTTTAATTGATAGTCACGGACTTCGAATGGTATTTGAAGCATTGATATAAAATCTGTCGCTTCTTTTACTGAAAATTCATCATCAACATTTAAATTGTCGTGAATTTCTATTTTATATTCTCTTTCTGTCGCAAATTTTTGAACATAATCTATCAAGCCACCATAGAGTGTATGATCTTGCGTATTGAATAGTCGAATCTTACCATCCCAAATTTTATTTCGAAATGCTGGCATAAATTTGTAACCAGGCACATAGAAAGTGAAATACTCGGACAACTCCGCTGCCATAGACCTTTCACATTCTATCTTAACATAGACTTCGTTATAATGTTTAATGATTAGTTTATTGTGCATTATAATGTTTAATGATTAGTTTATTGTACACCTTGCGTAAATTTCTTCCATTCTATAGCATTTTTAATTTGAAAATTTCTTTGATTGAGATTCTTCACAATCTCTTCAAGTAGTTGCATTTTTTCTTTTTGGTTCGCAATCTTTACATGATGTTTGATGATGTCTTTGTCTGATTCAATGTACATTTCAATCTCATGCTTTAATAGTCTTTTTTGAAATGGCATCCATTCCAATTCATCTAGTTCATCTTGCGACATTCTACCATTATAATATTCATGTTTTTTCAATGATATATCTTTGATTTCAAACTCATATGCTTTGAGTTTGCGTCTTTCTTCAAAGTAAATCTTCATGTATTTACTATGTAGTTGTGGTATTTTAATTGATTCTTCACCGAGTTCAGTTGAATCAATTTCCGCATCTTTGCGCCATTCTTCAAGTATTTGATCAAGTGTCATGTATACCTCATCACAAAATATAATGACCATTATATCATATTATATTTTATATATCAAGCATCATCTATGGTATAATATGTGTATCCAAAAGTTACGGATGTTGTATTGAATTCTTGACCAGAATCAATTGATGTAAAGTTGATTTCACCAATCTCTACAGGAAACAAATCATAAAAACTTATTTTCTTATTAGGATTATTTGCATTTGTTTTAATGATGAGTGTCGCATCTGAAGTGATACTATTATTTTTTCCTGGTGTTTTTGTTAATGTTCCAATTTTATCTTTTGTAACTGGATTACCTAATTGCGTTATCCAATAATAAATTTCAGTCCATGCTTCCATATTCTCATCAACGATAAAATTTGCAGATAATTGACCAAAAACAAGTTGATTACCCGGTAAGGGTGTAAGTACAAAGGGATTGTTTACTGATGGATTCAATAATGTTATGCCAGGCAAATTAATTTGTTGAACAAAAAATGTGAGATTAGGCAATCTTTTGATAACAAATTCATATTTGTTATTTGAAAGAAAACTTTTGTTTGTTGGTTCAAATGAAAATTCTGCCACTGTATTCTCCTGTTTCACTATTTATAGTAACAAAAAAGGGGATCTTGCGATCCCCTTCAAGCCCGATATACTTCGGTTCAATAAAATTACATTAAATTCTGGATTGCAAAACGACGGTAGTAAATATTTTTCTTGCTGAAAGAAATATCACCGTCAGCGTTTGATGTGGCAAATGGGTTTGCTACCATACCATAACGTGTTTTGAAACCGATTTTTGGTTGGAATGTATCTTGACCAACTGCACGAACCATCTGTAGTGGCACATATGGGCAGTAGAACAAACCAGCATCAAATGCTGAAGTGCCTTTGTAGCCCATTGTAGCATAGTGTACACCACTTGATGCTGCAAAATAAGGATCAATATAAACTTTGATACGACCATTTAGAACACCTGCAAATGTGTTACCTGTGTCATCAACTTGTAGGTTATTTGACAATGCTGGTGTATAATCTAGAACACCTGCCATCTGAAGTGCTGATGCAACGTCTGATGAACAAATCATGATGTTACCTTTACCACGACGAGTAGCTTTTGCAATTGCATTTGCTTCACGCTCTAGTTGGAACATCAAACCTTTGAATTTTTCAACTGACCAACGACCATTAGCGTCAACGTCTAAGTCAAATCTACCTGCAACTGCAACGTTTTCTTGTGCGCCAACTGTTGCTGAAATGTTAATTTGACGAACAACTTCACGATTGATTTCAGCAAGAATTTCTGTTGAAAGAATGTTAGCAAGTTCTTGCTCTGCATCAAGACCATGAACTGCTTTAAGATCCTGTGCAAGTTCCATTGTGTATTCTGCTTTAAGAGCACGACTCTTAGCAACAACGGAAATCTTTTCAATGCTGAATGCCATTTCTTGGAATGCATTGTTTGATGCATCGCCAAGTGCTTCAGCCTGTGCTGTTGTCATACCTGTACCAACTGTATAGTTACTTGACGTAGCAAGAGCTGGTGTAGCACCGCTTTGCTCTACACCAAATTCACCGTCTCTGTTTGTAGCAGAGAATGTTGTATTTGCTTCGTTAAACAATGCTTCAGTACCGCCTTGTGTGCTATAACGTGAACGCATTGCAAAAATTAGACCAGTTGGACCTGTCATTGGCTGAACACCACAAATATCATAAGCGATAAGATTTGGTGCTGCACGACGAATCAAACTGATAAGAACTGGATCGTAAATATCGATTGCGCCATCACCAGCTGTAGAAGATGATGCTCCCATAGCATTTGTTGGTGCTGTTTCTAGCAAAGACTGTGGATTGCGATATCCTGCTGAACCATTTGTGCGTGAATCGATTTCCTGATTCTCTAAAAGTTGTGCTGTAACTGCACGACGATGTGGATCTTTAATTGTTCCAAGATCAGGGTGGTCTAAAACTGGTGCCCATTTTTTAACTAGGGAATCAATATTCATTTCTATCTCCTTAATTGAATGAGTATTCTTTAACTCTTTTATTATTTATAAAAAATTATTTTCTGAGAATCCGTGAGATGCTATTCACATAATGCTGCATCTGTGGGCTGTATGATTCATCAAGCGATTCACTTGATTCTTCCATAGAAGTTTTTGTTTCAGGTTCTGTTGCTGATTCAAAGTATTTTTTTCTAACCAAAAGAAGTTTTTCTTTGTAGTCTTCTTCTGATACGAATTCAATATTTTCTGATAGTGATTCTAATTTAGCTTGCTGTATTTCTGTAAGTCCTTCTGAGACTTCAGACGCAATCAAAGCCATTTTGAAACTACTAATTTCAGCACGAAGTGAAACATTATCTGCTACAGCATTA